GGCTCAGGCTTAATCTTTTTAGGCTTAACCCATTTGTTACCTACAAACGCAGGAAACGGCCATTTGCCAGCCTTAACCGCTTTCTTGATGGTTTGGTCTACTTTCTCGTCTTTCATGCTCGCCTCATCAGTGATTTAAGTTTGCTGATCTCTTGCAATCCTCGCTCTTTATCAATCGGAGCGGCAAGCATTTTCACGATAGGCGGCGGTGCCATCCGACAAACGGCGCGAAACTGTATGACGTTCGGCGGCCTATCCGGCAGGCATTCAAGACCGTAAGCAATCTCATGTGGTCTAAAACCAGACAATTCTTTAGCCCAGTTTTGCATGACTTCTTGGATCTGAACGTCTCTGTACTGATCTACGAAAGCCTTGCCATAGGTAAGCGCCATCTTCTTAAAGATGATCTCAATCACTTGAATGTCCATTAGCCCTCCAGCAGATCTTGGTGGGGTGTAATGTCGATCTCTCGCTTATTGCCAAAGATGACATCAATAGCATTCTTGTAGTGATTGTCTTTTCTTATGTCGTCAGTTATCCACTCAGCCTTAAATCCGGCCCATCCCCTTTCGCATGAAATCTGAAAGACCTCAGCAATAGTCATGCCGGCCGACTTAGCCTCTCTTTTTAAGCCTTCAAATGCTGCGGTTGTAAGCGGAGCCCTTTTCTGTTTTCGCAGCTCTTTGTAAGACCTCCAGAGAACATCGGAAACACCTTCTGGCTTCTCGACAATAATGTTTTTAATCTTATTAGAAGATGAAGATGAAGAAGAAGATGAAGGGGTTGGTTTTTGTTTAACCTCTTTTATAACCTCATGGTTATCCTCAAGGTTAACCTTGCCCTTAGAAACAAGAGCTGGATTACCACCCTTCTTTCCGCCTAAAGCCCTGATTTCTCTAAGATTTTCATCACGAATCATGCGCCGTGAGCATATAGAACCATCTTCGGCAACGTCATAAACGCCAGCAACCTTTAATTCGTTAAGCCAAGCGTTAACAACCTCAATGGTCTCACCAACCATACGGGCAAGGTTATCGGGAAGGATAACCTTATCGCCAACCTTAAGGTGACCATAAGGTTTACCTTCGTGCATGAAGCAAATCATGTCAATCCAAAGCCCTCGGGCTCCGGTAGAACAAGATCTAAGGCCTGTATCTCTTAGCCAATCTGCCGGATAAAACTGAAAGGAAGGCCTTTTCATTTAGCTTTCCCTTCTTCTTTATTCAGATAAAAATTCCAAGCCGCATAAAAGAATTGTCTTGCGCTTTTACCTAGCTCGTATACAAGTTTTGCGTTTGGATTGTCTTCGGGTAAACAAACGCTTACGGCCTGGAAGCCAGCAATCAAAAAAGCCGTTTCATTTCTAAATGCTGGCTCGTCAGGAAGCCTTGAGATAATTTCGTTTAATAAGTCACTGCTGTCGTGGAAAACTTTATGGCAGGTCTCGCACAGGCAAGCTAGCTGCTCATTTTCGTAATCCCATACATCGCGGTTAGATATGTATTGCTTGTGATGAACGTGCAATGTTTTCTCACCGCTCTTACAGACGCTGCATAAAAAATCATTAGCCTGGAAAACTTCAAGACGTTTTTTTTGCCATCTCGGATCGAGATATTGGCTGCGATAAGACTTCGCCATAATCACCTCTCATCAAAGGTTGTCATCACTGATGGTGCAAAGGGCAGGCGGGTGATGAGACCGCTTTTCGGGAGCTACCCTAGCCTTTGCGTACTACTCAACAATCGTATTCAGAAATCCACAATCTTGCAAGTCCATCCTGCTTTTAGCTTTCCCCATCCGTGAACGGTGATCTTCCACCCTGCGGCCAAGATCGCAGACAGATGCTCTGACTCTTGTATCTTGGTTACCCTGGCAGCAACATTACCTCGGCTTGTAGTCTGCACCAAGAGCGTCTCACCGGGTTTTATAGCCAGTATGTCGCCTATGCCGAATAGGTCTTGCCTGATCCTGGCGTGTGGGTTCCAGCGCTCGACAATCTGGCAGAGATAGCCTTCAGATCTGAGCTTTTCCAGTGACCGTTGCGTTGGTGATTTACCGCTCATCTGCTTGTCTCTGCCTTTCGTCTGCTCGTGTGCATAAATTAAAGATACCTGTTCTATAGTTGGTTTTCGTAACAAACAACGGAGAAGCAATGGATACAGAACTTATTGAGCCGCCCAAGCCTTACAACATTAGAACGCCTGATCAGCTAAAACAAGAATTAGCTGTAAATACAGCAAAATGGCGACGCTATAAAACATGGTCGAAAGATCAAGCCTTAAAATTGTTTGTTGGTGTCGATCCGCATAAATTTGACCCAAAATCTAATGTTCACAAGTTTTACCTTAACACGCTGAACATCCAAAGTCTAGAGCGTGAAATGCAAAGTACAGTTGAACGACCTTTGCAAAACCGAGCGCTAGTTAAATACTGGATATTGCGACTCCCGGAATCTGAGCAACAAGCCGCAGCAAAACTTTTTTTATGAAAGAAACTGATATGAGGAAAATAGAATGGCTGGCCTACATAGCATTGGGGATGTTTTACGGAGTTCTAATGTTTCTGTTCGTGAGGTGAAAATGAACGTCTACAACTTAATCGCAAAAGTATCGGCCGATCTTTGCCAGCATGGAATCTCTAAAGACCGCAAGAATGCTCAGCAGTCTTACAACTTTCGTGGCATTGATGACGTTTACAACGCACTAGCTCCGATCATCAGCAAACACGGTCTGGTGATCCTGCCTCGGGTTATGCGCCGAGAAGTGTCTGAGCGCATGGGCAAAACCGGATCGTCACTCTTTTATGTCGTGGTTGAGGCTGAGTTTGATTTTGTCTCTTCGCATGACGGAACCAAGCACACGGTTAAGACGTTTGGTGAAGCCATGGATTCAGGCGATAAGGCTACTAACAAGGCTATGTCCGCTGCTTATAAATACGCAGCCTTCCAGACGTTCTGTATACCAACTGAAGGCGATAACGATGCCGACGCAACCACACATGAAGCAGAAACTCCAGAGTTCACAGAAAAACTAATGCTAATCGCGGCAGCTAGCAAAGAGACCTTAAAAGATGTGTATGAGAAGTATTACAACGAATACAAGGATTATCCTAACCTTCAGAAACAGATCATCAAGGTTAAAGATCAACGTAAAAAAGATTTAGGGATCGGGCAATGAACACAGTAAAAGCGTTAGCTATAGATAAAGCGTTAAGACTGCTTAACGCGTCTGGATGCAAATATTTTGTAATTGACGAATTAGGAAAAACATACGGAGAGCTTCCTGTTGAAAAAAAATCAAAAAAACAATCAAGGTACAAACCGGGAGTTATGTCTAATTACTTCAAGCCTTTTTTGGTTAACGCAAAAATTGGTGACGTTGTTGTTATCCCTTTTAACGATTTTGATCCAAGAGCGTTATCTGGTGCAATTACTGCTTATTTGTCAGGCACCTGGGGAAAACAATCTTATAAATCCTGCACCACAAATTCTTCTATTGAAATATTGAGGTGCTCATGAGAGACCCACATGCTGCGGTTGATTACATCCTAAAACACGCTGAAAAGTTTGCAGACGCTAGGGCTCAACGTGTGTATCTAGAAGAATTTAGAAAGAGCAAGAAAGCCTTGCTAATGCAGTTAAACACCGCTCAGCCGATCTCTGCCCAAGAGCGTGATGCGTACGCTCACCCTGAGTATTTGGAGCTTTTAGAGGGCTTAAAAATAGCCGTGGCGATAGAAGAAAAGTTACGATGGGATCTTGTTGCTGCTCAGGCCAGGATAGAAATTTTTCGCACTGAATCGGCAAATAACCGAATGCTTGATAAATCTACGATGTAGAATGCGGTTGTGGCTACCTTTAGCGGGGGAAAAGCAGACTGAACCACTGCCTGCCACAACTTCATATGGTTCTTATGCGAGGTTCAGCATGATTGAATATCTTAAAAACAATTTCCGTTATCAAGACGGTTTTCTTTACCGAACCACTGTTAGAGGTGGTGAAAAAATCGGGAAGAAAGCAGGGTGGCTTACCTATTGCAACGGCAGGCCTTACTGGAAAATTTCCATCGATGGCAAAACCACTTATTTGCACCATGCAATTTTTATTTTGCATAACGAATACAAACCAAAATATATAGATCATATTGATGGAGATTCCACAAATAATCGCATTGAAAATTTAAGACCGGCCACACAAAGCCAAAATGTAGCCAATAGCGCCCTAAGTTCTAAAAATACTAGCGGTTTTAAAGGTGTTACATATTTAAAGGGTAGCGGAAAATGGAAAGCCCAGTTAATGAAAGACATGAAACATATAAGTCTTGGTTCGTATGCCACAAAAGAAGAGGCTTACGAAGCATACAAAATTGGCGCAAAAAAATATTTTGGGGATTTTGCTAGGCCAGAAAAAAAGCAAGCAAACGCCAGAGCAGAAATTAGGAACACCCAATGATGTACAGAAACCAGAAACTATTGGAAACCGTTCGTGAGTTTGAATGCGTGTTGTGCGGCGCGGAAGATGGAACCGTCGTTGCCGCGCACAGCAATCAACTTAGAGACGGGAAAGGTAAAGGGATAAAGGCTCATGACTACAGGATAGCCGCCTTGTGTTATCGGTGTCACATGGCTATAGACCAAGGGCACAGAATGAATAAGCAGGAAAAAGAAGCGATGTGGGAAGAAGCCCACCGCAAAACAATCGGTTTTTTATTTGAAAGAGGCAAGTTATGGGTTCAGTGAATAAAGCGATCATCATTGGTAACGCAGGAAAAGATCCAGAGATCAAATACACGGATGCAGGAGTCGCTGTTTGTACCTTGACGCTAGCAACCAAACATTCCTGGAAGCAACAAGACGGTAGCCGCCAGGAAAAAACAGAATGGCATCGCATCGTTTTCTGGGGAAAGCTAGGCGAGATTGTCGATAAGTACGTTAAGAAGGGCTCTCAGGTTTACGTCGAAGGTCGTATCGAAACACGAAAGTGGACAGACAAAAACGGTAACGATAAGTACACCACCGAGATCGTTGCTGATCAAATGCAGATGTTAAGCGGCAGACCCAAAGCAGAAATAGATAACGATGAAGAGGTACCTTTCTGATGGAGCAGGGAACCGAGGAATGGAAACTTGCTCGGCTCGGGAAGGTGACAGCTTCCCGTGTCTCCGCCGCTAGAGCAAAGAAAGGTACGGCAACTCGAGCCGACTACATAGCCGACATCATTACAGAGCGCCTTACAGGCTCACCAATCGAATCTTATACAAATGCGTACATGGAATGGGGAACTGCAAATGAACCGCTTGCAAGAGCCGCATATGAGATCAAAACAGGCATCTGGGTCGAGCAGGTTGCTATTGTCAATCATCCGACGATTAAGTCGTTTGCAGCGTCGCCTGATGGTCTGGTCTGGACGGATGGTCTACTCGAAATCAAATGTCCGAAAACCTCCACGCATTTAGGCTGGATGATGAAAGGCGAACCGCCTTCCGAGCACAAACACCAGATGCTTGCTCAGCTTGCCTGTACCGGTAGAGAGTGGGTTGATTTTGTATCGTTTGATCCACGGTTGCCCGAGCATCTTCAGTTGTTTATTGTGCGGTTTCAACCAGAGCGCAAAGACATTGAAGATCTAGAGAAAGACGTAATGACTTTTTTGGCGGAAGTTGACACAATGCAAAGGAAATTAGGATGAGCTGGAGAGAGTTAATTGCCGAGCAAAGAACCCCGCGCACATTCAAGCCCGTCGAGGAAATCTGGCGACAGTACGGCTGGAAGCCGCCCTCAACAGAGTGCGAGGACACCATCGAAAAACATAAAGCATTTCGAGCCTGGAGCCTCGGAGAACTGGCTTTCGATCATCAAGGAAGTGAAGAGCAGTGATCGACAGGAAATTTCGGCAGCTTACGAAAAGGTTATGCCGCTGGTCGTCGAGGATTGGGCTCACTGGCTTTTATCGAAGCCTAAGACTCGGCGGCTTCCGCTCATTGAGCAGATAGCAAAACATCACGGTGAGAGTGTCGGCCAAATGGTGAAAGACGCTCTCATCCGGCTGAATAAAGCATAGACTCATCGCGCCTACGCTTTACCAATCCCGGCAACTCTTTGCCAGCAGCTTTTGTCCACATCATGAAGGCTTGCGCGGCTCCAACGTAGTCACCCCGGTTGTGCCGCATTCGGATCGTCGATCTTTGTAAATTACCTAGTCCAACATTAAACCCAAAGCTGGTGAGTGCATCAAGCCGATTAGGAGTAAGAGCAAAAGGACATAGTCTGCGTACGCCAGCCTCAAATTTCTGTAGATCAGCCGCAAGAATCTCATCGACTTCTGCCATCGTGAGCGTTCTGTCCCATCCGCTTGGGATCGGTAAAGAGAGCCTCTCTTCAAACTTCACCCTTGTATGTGATGGGTCGATAACGTGGCCTACGCCGATTGTCCACAGTCTCGCGGGACAGCGGTAAGGTTTGAGCCTTACGCCCTCGTGATGCTTAAGCATCTCAAGAGTCTTACTTTGCAAATGCTCGGCTTCCAAAGTGGAATGCAATGATTGCAGCCCAGATCTGCTGCGTCTCATCATCCCAGAGCTGATTCAGCATTTGATCGAACGGTACGTTCATTGTCCAGGCGTACCAAAACCCTGCGACATCAACAAAGACCAGCAGCGCAAACATGCCATAAGTAATCACGGGCCTGACAAGAGCGCGAAGGTTTTTCACCCACTGAGATACACCCTCGCCAAGGGCTATATCGTGCGCGTAGAGCGCTTTCATTTCCTCGGTCTGGCTCTGTATCTGTACCTGCTCCGTTCGGATCTCCTCGACCCGCTGCTGAGCTGCAAAGCCCTCTTTTGCCATCTCTAGCTCGCGCTGGATCTGCATCTGAGCAAGCTGCAATTCGTGTGCTTTGTCTTTGGAGTCCTGCCAAATGTCAAGAAGCCTGGGAACGCCACCGGCCAGGAAAGACAATAAAGATGAAAGTAAAGTCATCATGACGTTGTTATTTGATCCGAGCCTTTTTTAACCGTTACTTTAGAACCCTGAACATCAACCTGCATGGGCTCAACTCGATCTAATTTATCTAAACGGTGAATCAAGTCTTTAATAACTTCAAACTCAGGTTTTTCTTGCTTGGCTGCGGTTCCGGCAATCCCATTCAGCATTTGAATAAGTGCAGTAAGTGAAGCACCCAAAAGACCCATAACAGCAGCAATTTTTTCGCCCTCAAGGAAAAGTGAAGCACCAACACCGACAAGCACGATTAGGAAGATATACAGTAAGCCATCTTCACCGATAGCCTTTCCGGCGACTTCTTTGGCTGAGTCCTGCGCTTTCAGCTCTTCAAGTTTAATTCTCGCCTGAGCTTTTAGTAACGCAATTTCGTGGGCTTTGTCATCCATCACTTGTCTTGCTTGCTGTCCAATTTGTCAAAGATCTTGGCTAGCATGACTTTAATGTCGGCGATGTCTTTTTCGTAATCGCGCTTAAGAACGTAGTCGTGAGGCAAACCTTTCTCAAGGTCGCCTAAGTCTCTTTGCAGTTCTTTCTGAGCTTCCCACATAACCCGAAAGAACCAGCCAAAGGCTGTGCAAAAAATACCAAATAGGGCATTAAGCAGCGTTTGCGAGTCCATAATAGTGAAGGTTCCTGACTAATCGTTCGTCATCCGGCGATAGATCTACCGCCGCCACACCGTGTCTTATAGCTTCGTCTTTTAAGCCCAAATGATGAGCTGCTACCGCTGCGAGATCGTGAGGTTTTGCACCCCAGACTTCAGGGTCGCATGTGTAAACCAGTTGCTTATCTTTGATCTCTAATGCCATTGTAGCCGCGTGGAAACATTCTTTCCACATGTGCTTTGAGTAAAAAGACATCGCCGCATCTACCCACGGCTCACGCGTTCCCGGAGCCTCAGCTATAGCCATCCTGTACCACTTAAGAGCTTCCCAGGGGTTCTGTTTATGGTCATAGGCTTTACCCAGTAACCGCATGGCATAGCACCGCTCATTTGCCCATGTCGCCTCTGGCATATTGAGATAGGTATTAAGTGCGGTTATCGCCTCATCCCAGAGATGGTAGAACGTGAGCTCACGGGCGAAGTAAAAAGCGTTACGCGGCTCGCGTGGATTTTCCTTAACAGACATGCGTAATAAATCAAGATACTGGCCCCGGCTTTTAGTTGGGTCCGGGTAGTGACTTACTAATAGCTTGTCAGTTTCAGCGTATACCTCTGTAATGCGAAGATCAGGGATTGGGTATTCATGGACAGGGCAAAAAAATGAATAACCGTGACGAGCAAAGATTTTTTCGTATCTAAAACGAATGCCTTGGCCCCAGTCAAACAAGTAACGCAGACGTGTTGTCTTGCCTAATTCCCATACCCTTTCAATTTCTTCGCGCCATCCCTCTTCTAACACTTCATCCAAATCTAAGCTGACAATAATGTCAAAGTCTTTGGGCGTGAGAGCGATGGCAACATTTCTCGCCGCGTCAAAACGCCAGGGAGATATGCAAATATCGTAAACCGTAGCCCCACATTCTTTGGCTAACTCAACCGTTTTATCAGTGCTTCCTGTATCGGCAATTAAAATTAGATCAGCATCTTTAGCCGAATTACAGAACCTCTTAACAAACTGCTCTTCGTTCTTTGATATTGCGTTAACGCAGATTTTCATGTCGTGTCCTTTTCCATTCTTCGTAAAATTCTTGCTCCGCCTTTAACCTTGCAGCAATTGCATCTTCTTTTTTGGCAAACCTTCCCAGATACAAATTTGTGTAATCGACTTTAATATAAGCGGTCCAAGCATTTGATTTAAAACAAACGCCAGAGTAACCGGTTTTATTATTTTTGTTTAACGACAAATTTTTCCCATTTTGAGAGTTAGTCGCTTCTCTTAAATTGACTATACGATTGTCAGTCTTGATGCCGTTTATGTGATCTAACTGATCTGTTGGATGCTTGCCGTGATGCAAAGCCCAAGCAATTCTATGAGCGTAATAACGCTTTCCGTCAATCATGATGCCTATGTAACCAGCCTTAACAACTGTGCCGGCAGCTTTTTTCTTAATGCGTCCTTTGCCTTCAGCGATCCAGTAAACATTTCCTGTTTCATGTTCGTAGCGAAACAAGCGCTGAAGTGTTTCTATTGGTAGAATCTTTGCAGCCATCTCGAAATCCCTCTTCGTTGGTGGTTAGAAGGCTCGTGCATGTTGGTAGCATCACGAGCTTTCGCATTTTATACAGAATCAGCACCGATGGAATCAGCCACCGGCACTATCCACTGACAAGTTGCTTCATCAAGTACAGCGTCTGGTGTTGGTTTTGGTGGGATAAAAGCGTCTCGTTGGGGATCGTATGTGTAACCGATGCCTGCGTAGTTCTTTCTGAAGGTGCCGTTGTAACTCGTTTGCTTCCAATACGGATAGCCGCCTGACCAGTTCTGCAAAAACCATACGCCTTTCCATTCTTGCTCTTGACCGTTTTGATCCAGCAATTCGTTGTTGTGGACAACGTGAACTTCAAGCACCACGTTGTTCTGATCTAGCTTTGCAAAGTGAGCCATGTGTTACCTCAGAATGTGATCGTGCCGTTGCCGGTGAATTTGTAGGTACGATAACCGCCGCTAACTGTCACTGTTGGCGACCCCGTGGTAGCCGATGCTGCTGGATATGTGTCTACATAACGAACTATCACAACACCTGATCCGCCGGCCCCACCGGCAACAGAAGACCCACCAGCAGAGCCACCGCCGCCACTACCAGTATTGATCGCCCCACCAGTGGGTGAACCAACACCACTGGCGCCATTTCCGCCTATGCTACTTCCACCAGAACCAGAAGATGTATAACCACCACCCCCACCGCCTGCTGCATAAAAAACACCTGAGCTAGTAGGCCATTCACTACCAGTACCGCCGGCACCGCTTACCGATCCAGAACCGCTTGAACCAGTACTTCCAGATCCGCCTCCGCCAGCACCACCAAAATTCCCCGCCGCATTACTACCTGTTCCGCCGTTATTTCCTTGTGATGGAGATGTAGAAGGTGTATTTCCATTACCTGCTGCACCAGCACCATCATTTCCACCGCCTCCGCCTCCAGATCCGCCGTCACCACCAGTACGCGCCCCCGTTGAATTTGAGCCGCCTCCGCCACCGCCATACGCTTTAATGGTATTTGTTCCTGCTCCTGATGGGCTTTCTGTAATACCTGTTCCCGCAATTGATGAATCCCCGCCGGATGATCCACGCGCTGATACTGATGTTGCCCCTGCTCCAGAGTTTCCAACGGTAATCGTATAAGTTGTTCCAAACGTCAACGTTAGATTTGTTGATGATTTTCTAAAGCCACCAGCACCGCCCCCACCGCCAGAATTAACACCACCTCCACCGCCTCCCGCAACAAGAAGATATTCAATGGAAATTGTCTGGTTAATAATGCTTGAAGAAACATTGCTATACGAAATCCAGCCTTGTGTTGAGTCAACGTAGACTAAGTTCACAGAGCCGCGACTTGTATTGATCACCCCATTCGCCGTTGATCCATTTAATTTATTGCTGTTAGGATTCACCGTCAGATTGTTAGTACCCCACGTCCCCGCATAATCTGTCAGCGTAATGACATTCCCTGCCGCTGGACTAGCAGGTAGCGTGACCGTAAATGCTGCGGAAGTCGTATTACACGGATAAGCCATACCAGCCACAGCCGTAAACCCCGTGGTCTGCACGGCCTGCCACGCCACACTGGATATACCAGATGTGCCTGACTGCGTGATGTTTGCGGATGTGATCTTGGTGGTCATACCGAATCAGCTCCTACAGAATCAGCGGTAATTGAGTCTGCATATTCAATCGTAATGCTTTCAATGCTCGTTGTCGGATAAGCACCTTCCACCCATGTCTTGTCAGAGTGGTTCCAGTTCCACTGGTAACCTGCCCTGTCTGCTGGCTTTGGTGGACGTACAACCCACTCATATGACCACCAGATAACTTCCATACCTTCAGGACACTCCGGTGCATCAGGTACTTGTACCCATCCCTCTGTGCCGTCAGTCTCAGGCTTGGGAATACTTCCGTTTTTACTGTAGAGCATGTTTGATTCCTATTGCTTAGGAAATGGTGCCGTTGGAGGCGTGAAGTTGCCTGTGTAACGGGCGTAGCCTTTCGTGATGCGAAAGTCGTCTATGTAACCGTTCAATAAATTACTACCTGGAGTATTTGAATCACCACCAATAAACGGACGATTTGCGCTATTAAGATAAACAGTGCTATCTGTATATGTTGAGCCAGCCTGTGTCCCGTTAATAAACATTCTTGTGCTACCTCCACTTCTAGCAATAGCAATGTGATACCACTGACCAGTAGACAAAGTGGAGCCAGTAATTCTATCTACCGCACTAACGTAATATCTAATAGACCCTGAGGTTATATAAATAGTTGGTACTGCGGCATTTGAGCTTCCATTTGGACGGCCATCATAAAAAGTTTGAATTCCCGTAGTGCTGTTCAGATATAACCAGCCTTCAATCGTGAAATCTCCAGAACCAAATGCGTACAAATCTGTAGTCGCTGGGTTTTGCGATAGATATGTATTTGCGGAAGCATTAAACGCTATAGACCCACCACCAAACTTACTGACGCTTGTGCTGATCTGAGCATTCCCCACCGTTTCCAAGTCATTCTTAGCAGTGGCATCCGTGATACCGGCGTTGGTGAAGTTGAGGAGGAGGGATGTGTTGGTGATTGCTGTAGGCGGGGATGTTGGTGGAGTGAAGTTGGAAGTGTAAACGGCAGTACCTTTAACAATACGAAGTCCTGATATATATCCGTTAACAAAATTAACTCCGACAATTTGAGCAATAATCAGAGATGAAGACGAGTCGGTAATATTTCCTGTATAGGTAGACCCGTCCTGTTCACCGTTAATAAACATTTTTATTGATGATCCAGCAGTACCGCTTACCGCTACGTGATACCACTGACCTGTAGTAAGAGTTTTTGTACCTGTTATGTCAGCCCCGTCACCGCTGGCGTTAAATGTCATTACGCTACTTGAATTAGTCTGGAGTGTCCATCCGGTTGTTCCACTACCGTAAGTAGTCATAATGGTTCTGAGGCTTGTTGCATTAAAGTACACCCATGCTTCAATCGTAAATGCTGTACTAGCAAGCGAAAACGCAGCATTTGTGGCTGCTTCCAAATAATCCCCAGTCCCATCAAAATACCCAGACCCACCCACTGCGGCGGTTGTATAGGCTGCTGTAGGGGCGAAGGGAGAGAAGGCGACTACGGAGGGTGAGCCTGCCGCTGTAATAGTGAAGTTGTTAGCGCTATTGTCTAAGAAGCGGTTGGATTGACAGGTGAGAAGTGAAGTTCCTGAAATTGCCGTAAGATTATTTTTGGGTACTGTGTAAGGATTGGTTGTATAGAGAGCCGAACCAACAACGTATCTAAAGTTTGATATATACCCTGTTAGATAACCACCTGCCGTATAAGCCCCCAACCTTCCTATGGCTGGATTAACTGTCGCTGGAGATTGCATTGATGAAGGGCCAACAAATGTCTCTAAAACACCGTTAATCCCTATATATAACGTTGTCCCTGTTTTTGATACGCAGATATGATTCCATGCGTTAGCGTTGATTGTTCCGGTTGTTACCCTATTGATAGCCGTGGTAGGACCAGTAAAGTAGTCAGCAGCAAAATTACCGGTAGGGGTAATTCTTACGGCAATAATTCCGTTGTTTGTACTACTATCACCATCACCCCACAAATACTGGTTAACACCGCTTATAGCGGCACCAAAATACCAACATTCAATCGTAAAGTCCGATGATCCGGGCTTAAACGCTGAATTACTTGGCATTGTTATTGCGCTTGACCCGTTGAAATAATTCCCCCACCCAGTCTGTGAAAACGGTGAGAACGTACCCTGCGTTGTGTTGCCGTTGCGGGTGATGGGAAAGCCATCAGAGGTAATGGTTGTGCTTGCTACAGCCTGTGATGCGCTAACCGTATAGGTTCCTACACCACCTGTTCCGGTTCCTAATGCTGTGATCGTTGTATTGGCCGTAACGCCAGTGCCTAAAATGCGAATGCCAACCTTAATAGTCCCAGAAGCAACCGCTGTCACGGTCATGGTTGTTCCAACAATTGACGCAGTGAACTCGGCAGGATTGCCAGTATCTAGGAAAGTGTTGTTTTGTTTGCCATCAGTGTTGTTGCCAGGAAGGAGCAAGGACACAAGGTTGAAATACTGATCCTTGACTAAGCCAGAAGTAAAACCCCAGGCTTTTGCACAGGCTGCGCCTAGTGTGGTCAGAATAGGCATGATGTACCTTTACGCAAATTTGGTCTGGCTGGCAAAAATCGTAAATGTCGCGCTGGCTGTTTTAACAATACTGTAGACATACACATCAATCCCTGACGCGTTGCCAGCAGTAGGAGCCGTACCGTTTTGCCACTTAGGTGTAACGGATGCACCGTCCACTTGAACAGCCGAGTTGTAATAAGCCGTTGATCCTTGCGTGACCAAATGAGCAACCGTAATGGCCTGACCAGTCGCCAAAGCCGTGTTCAGACTCGTGCCAGAACTTGCTCTAAAGTTGATCGTCCAGTTAGCTGACGCATTGCTTGTGTAGTACAGCACTGACTGCGTGGTGATGTCATAGTTAATCGTTCCTGTCGCAGCCGTTGCCGATATGGTCGCAGTCTCAGCAATGTCGTTTAAGACCATCGCAATCGCACTGCTTGTACCAGCGAAGGTTTGGGTTCCCGTAAAAGTCTGGGTGACACCAAGCGCAGCAAGCGTATCCGTAGATGTTGGATCAGGCAGCGTGATGGTGGCTGAGTTAGATGTGTTGGGGCTTTGTAGCGTGGTTGTGCCAGCGCCAGAAGCATTACCTTGAATTTTGAGATTGCTCATTACCGTTTACTCCAAAATTAACCAACGCTGATCTGTGCCAACAGTCACCGCAACACCTGTATTGATCGTGACAGGCCCAACACTTGAGCCGTTATAGGCAGACGTTACCGAGTAGTTGCTAGAAATGGTCTGCTGATTCTCAGCAATAACGCCAGAAGCTCCACCACCGCCAAGTACACGGATCTGAATCGCCACACCACTTGCTGGCGCAGTCGTAAAGACAACGTTCGTACCAGAGATCGTGTAATCAGTCGTCGGTACTTGCGTGACACCGTTCTCAATGACGAGAACATTGTTGACCGTCATGCCAGACGCACCGGCAAACGTTGTAGTCGTTCCGTCACCCGTATAGGTATAAGTGGCGTAAGAAGTACCTCCGCCTCCACCGCCTCCGCTGATCGTCACAGTTACAGCGGTTCCTACGGCTGATGCCGTTACACCCGAACCAACAAAATCAAAGCTCGTAACGCCAGACGTTAAAAGAGATCCTTCGTCTGATACCGAGATATTGGTGCCAGTGCCAGCCGGTCCTGTTGGGCCAGTTGGACCCGCCACCGTTGACGCACTTCCCGTAGGTCCTGTAGGGCCAATATCACCCTGAGCGCCAGTAGGCCCTGTCGGTCCAGCCGCACCAGAAGCACCCGTAGGTCCGGTCGGTCCCGACGCGCCATTCGCTCCTGTGGGCCCAGTGGGGCCAGCCGCTCCGTTAGCTCCTGTGGGTCCAGTCGGTCCGGAAACGCCCTGGGCTCCTGTCGGACCTGTAGGGCCTGCAACTCCCGGATCTCCTTGTGGGCCCGTGGGTCCAACACTTCCGTTAGCCCCAGTTGGGCCGGTTGGTCCCGCTATGCCTTGAGGCCCTGTAGGCCCTGCGTTACCTTGCGCCCCTGTCGGTCCGGTAGGTCCAGCCGCACCTGCGCTTCCGGTGGGCCCTGTAGGTCCGTCTAAACCATTAGCTCCGGTGGGTCCGGTAGGCCCCGCGGCACCCGTGGGTCCGGTTGGGCCAAAACTGCCACCAGGAATATTGACCGTGACCGCGTTGCCAACGGCGGTCGCAGCAACACCAGAACCGATAAAGTCAAAGCTGACAACGCCAGTCGTAATGACCGCGCCTTCATCGGCTACAGAAATATTAGTACCCGTTCCCGCTGGACCCGTAGGCCCTGTAGGACCAGATGCTCCTGTGGGCCCTGAGCTGCCAGTTGGGCCTGGAACAGTAGAAGCTGCTCCGGTAGGTCCCGTCGGACCGCTAGCCCCTGATGCCCCTGTCGGCCCCGTAGGTCCAGCAATAGTAGATGCCGCACCAGTGGGCCCAGTAGGTCCGTTGGCTCCAGCACTTCCGGTAGGGCCCGTGGGTCCGGCTACGGTAGACGCTGCGCCTGTAGGTCCTGTAGGTCCATTAGAACCAGCCGCACCTGTAGGGCCCGTGGGGCCCGGTGTTGTAGAAGCTGCGCCAGTTGGTCCCTGCTGCCCCGTGGGACCTGTAGGGCCAGCCGCCCCTGAACTTCCAGTGGGCCCTGTTGGGCCTGTAGCGCCGCCGCCAATGATGGTGACCGTAACATCACCACCCACCGCAGTCGCTGTAGCTCCAGGGCCTGTAATGTTGAGCGAGGAAAGGCCAGACGTAATCTGTGTGCCTGCATTCGATACAGGGATGTCCGCACCGGCACCCGCGGGACCCGTCGGGCCAATAATTCCTTGATCCACCGTCAGAGTGATCTGGTTGCCCGACGTAACAACCATATTTACGTCACTCAATTGGTCACCCCATCAGAACGGACTAGAAACAACAAGAAGATAATCAGATCCTGAGCCGGTGTTGATCCACTAGCCGGAATTGCGATCTTGATGTTCCCTGAAAACCCAACTGGATTAGCTGCATTGATGTCTAGCTGAACATCGGTGGAAAGTACCGACCACGCAGACTCGTCAATCACCAATGTAAACGATCCGCCAGCAAGATTCTGATTAGTAATCGTGAGGCTTACAGGTGTTGGGGTTGGCGTGTAGTCGGCGATGTCAAAAGTCAAACCGTAACGGCTATCTCGTACATTTGACAACTGCCTGCGGAGAATCTGACTCGTGATGGTAGCGCCGGTCAGATTGTTAGGTGTTCCGTCCTCATTGGAAAGCGTGACATTCCAATAGGTCTTTTGATTGTAGACAAGCTCACCAGCAATAATCTGGTTATTGAAACCGCTGACTTGTGTCAGGGTATTCTTGCTAAAGATCGCCACTATTCCCTCACTCGGTAAATGACGTTCGCTAAGCCACTCTCAGCAAACGATGGGCTATCTTGTCTTTTCTTTATTCTAAGGCTTTTGTTCTAAAGCCGCAATCCTTTGCTCTAGCTCTTTAATTGCGTTTGTCAATACCGCAATCATCTCAGGCATCGCCAAACCCAATCTGGTTCCCTTGGGAGTCTCAATCTCGGAAATCACTTCAGGTATCACAGCCTGGACATCTTGCGCGATAAAACCTAAATGCAAATCAGTCTGCCCAATATAGTTAAATTTTACGGCATGGAGTTGCAAGACCTGTTGCAGACCTCCTGTGTAATCCTGAATGTTTTCCTTCAGGTTTCTATCGGAAGAGTTAACCCATGAGCCAGCATCGGCATAAGCGTTACCGTTTGAGTTGAACGTCCAGGTTTGAGAAGCAAGGCTTGTATATAAAGTCAAATTCGACCCAACAGTTCCATAACCTCCAGAAGAGTTGGTAAACGTCCAAGAGTCGTCGACAAATTGAGTGCTTCTTAGCAACGATGTTTTTCCGACACCCACGGCAATACTATTTGTCCAGGGATCAGGTAGCAACGGTGTGGCACCCGTTGGACCTGTGGCTCCCTGCGGGCCTGTAGGTCCAGGAACGGTAGATGACGCTCCCGTAGGACCCGTAACTCCCTGCGGACCCGTAGGACCCGGCACTGTGGAAGCAGGACCTGTAGGCCCGGTATTTCCTTGCGGCCCTTGTATCCCCTGAATGCCCTGTGGGCCCGTAGGTCCAGCTACACCAGCAGCCCAACTACCGTCACCCCTCAAAAAGGTTGTGGTGTTGTTTGGAATGTTTTGAATCTGTGTAAAACCGGCAGATGTGTTCTGGAAGTAATAAGTGTTAGCAGCAATACCGCCAGAGGTAATCCTGATCGCATACCCGTTAGCGTTCGCAAAAGTTGAGGCATTACCAAGTGTCGAACTTGTTTTCTCTACAACCAAAGCCTCGGCTACGAAACTGGAGAGTTTCAAACACTTGACTAACGGCGAACCTGCTCCATTGACAATCTGCGCCGTGAATTGACCACTAGCTCCGCCATTAAAAACAACGGGAGAATCTGAGAACGGGTAATTGACCGCATTGATTTTTAGAATCGTGTTGTCGTAACCCGAAACCCCAAGAGAGAACCAAGGCGTCGCCCCACCGTAAGTCGTGTACCCCTGTATCTCAAGGTTGTTGGAATTATTAATGGTGATGCGATTCGCGCCAGTGCCAGAAGCAATCTCTCCGCGCAAATAAGCGGATGACGCGTAAAGACCGCCCGATGTTTTATCAAGATACCAACCAGCCGTTCCATAGCTAGATGATGTTGGCGGAATTGGCCCGTTATAGTTATCGGACAGAATGCTTTGGAATACCGACGCGGCTATCGGCCCTGTCCATGCTGTTGAGTTAGCAGGCACTCCGTCGACCGTAACACCATTGGCGTTATATCTGCCCTGGAGATACCAAAGCACTTGCCCAATCGTAAGTGAAGGCATGGTGGACGACCAGCCTAGCGGAACAGAGGAACCAGACGTTGGTGTCGTAAATGTAGGTGTTGCTGCCGTTTGCGATTGAACGAGATAAGCGTTAATAAAAGCTATACCAATCAATCCAGTGCTTCCGGTTGGCCCAGATCCTCCAGTTGGCCCAGGGTTGCCTTGTGGTCCCTGGGGCCCCTGCGGCCCGGTGGCTCCGCCAGGACCCGTAGGTCCGGCCATGCCGGTAGGAGACCACACAAGTGGTGCACTAGTTGAAGATAGCGAGCTTTTCGCGGATTCGTTTGCAACTGAAAATGCAAAGTACCAAGTGTTGCCAGCGATCTGTAAGTTCTCAAACTTTACTGTTGATCCGTTTGCAAAAATAGATCCGTTACTCAACACCTGGGTGCTCATGACTTTCCAGTCTGTGGCTGAAGGCGTTGCGCTAGATGTATAGAAAAGAGTAACGGTTGTCACGCGCCCCGTAGTGGGCATCGTGCAGGTAGCGGAGAAAGTCGGAGGCGCAGCAGAAGGCGCAAGATCTCCGAGAACAGGAGCGTTCAGTGCGGAAAAGAATGTTGGCGAAGGAAGGTTAGAGTTAGGCGCAGGAGCAAATGCAGTGATACTTGCATCGTCATAAACATCGGCGTTGTATTCAGAAAGCTCTAATGTCGCACCCAGGTTGCCGTCATCAACAGTCGCCTCCGACACCTTCATGACTCGGAAAAGTTTATTTGTCCAGCCATAATCAGCGTTAGTGATGTCAACAACATCGCCAGCGTCTACCTGAATGCCTGGATAAGAAGATGTGATCGTGACAATCAAATCTTCTCTTGCCTGCTTTAATCGTCGGTTACCAAGATACTGCGCCTGCACCGAGTTGTTGCAAAACTCAAGGCTTGTTGTTTGTCTGTTATCGGGTTCGTTGGGATACCGCAGAATCGCAGGGGTCTCCATGTAGACCATGTCCGGCTGATCTCGATTGTCCTTTGACGGAAACTCAATTTGGATCTGATTAATCTGTTGGTTGATGTCGATTGCAGAGACCCTGATCTCACCTATAAGGTTTGAGTCGTTAAACGAAAACGTTGAACTTTCTGCCTTATTAATGATGATCGACCAAAGTCCGGAAGCCGCGTTATAAGACATCCAAGAATCCGAGCACTCCAACATCTTCTCGACGTTGTCTAAAACTGGTTTACCCGTATCTACAACACCGTTGATACGGTATCGAGCCTGAGTCGCTGAGCCGCCGCCAGAAGGCGTGTAAGTGATGGTCTGATCGGAGTAAGTATTAAGAGCTGTAGCACTGGCAGAATCCACAAGACCCGTCATGCCCGCGCCATAACGGTCGTCGGTCATGTAGTCATACCAAGCATCCCCAGGCTTGCATTCTGATCCGCCTTTTGGCAAGTGTGTGCAGTAGAACGTGATTGGCTGTAGACCGGTCGTCCCTGCATCCGCGTTGTAGTTGAGTTTGACAATCGCAAACGCCAAACCATTCATCTGCCTACCAGACGAAGGCCAACGTAAGGCAGCAGGAATATCTGCGCCGCCCATAAATACATTGGGAGCCGTACCGTTTACAGCGGTGATAACACCAGCTTGAGTTGAGGTGTAAAGACTAATGTAAAGGTTGCCGCTAATTTTGGTGTCTTGATTGTTATCGCCATCTGTCAACGAAGTAACTTTGGTCTGATCTATGTTGTCAAATGTTATAAGACGGTCACCGTAGTAAAACTTGGCGCGATCATAAGTAAAGGTTGCAGACGCATCTGAAGAGATGGAAGAGATCGCAATGACGTAATACATCGTCTTTTGATCTGTGGAAAGAACGGCATCAACAAACGTACCGCCTAACCATGCGCTGCCATAAACGACAGGGATTGAATTGTTATTGGCAGGCGGCATTTGCTGCCGAGCGCCCATGTCCTGAGCCTGGGACGGCTTACTACCGAAAGCCCTTGTGACCACATAAGACACCGCGAAGTTAATCGCAAATGTCGCAGCCGCTAGAGCTATAGATCCCGCTTGTAACGTAATGCCTAGGGCTGATAAAACGATGGATGCTGGCATGATCTACTCTCGAAAGAAGGTCGCTTGCAGTGGTGCAAATTTGTATCGTGTGTAGTCAATTTCTGGTGAGCTGGGCATAAGACTCGTGCAGACAATCTGAACTCTCTTTTGGTCAAGCATGTCCTGGGCTAACTTGTTGAACCGCAGCCAAAGCCTGCCTCCAATAGATGTGTCCCGATACTCCGGCATGACCCACCACGCAACTTCGTGCAATTCCTTGACAGCGCTGTTCCAAAAGTTGCAGGTCACATAAGCCGCCAAAAAACCTCTGAGCTGATCGTCTACCAAAATAAAGCCGCGCCCTTTTAGCATCTGATAAAACAACGAACGGACATGGCCTTCGTTCTGGTTGTGTTTTAGTGCTTTTATTCCGGCTTCTTCTGCGTAGGCTTTCATCATGTCGATTAGGTGAGGCATGTCGTATTTTGTCGCGTATCTCATTGTCCAATTTGTCCGATCTGATCGATAACTCTTTGATTGTCATTTTCAACGCCGCTTACTACATCTGAACCAGGAGAAGCCTGGGAGCCAGTTTGAGGTTTAGCACCAAAGTCAAAGTATTGACCAGAGATTGCAGCCACACGGCTCATGCTTACATCAGAAGCGTATTGTTGTTGCCAGCTATTTACATTTGTTCTAATGCCGCTAATCTTGTTTTCCAGGATGGCCCTGAATGATGTGCAAGAAATAGAAGCTGTAACAGTTCTACTTCTAATGTTTTCGTTCCAATCTTCGGTAAGGCTGATGTTAGAAACGATTCCCTGGTAGCGCTTGAAGAACTGCGTGGACGGGCTTGTGATGATTTGATAATTGGAGTCAAAGAATCCGCGCCACACCTCAAGCGTTGATCCTTTGATGTCAGCGCTTAAAACCAAGTTGACGTTCGTCGGGTCTATACCTATCAGTCCAATTACCATATCGACTGACGTAGCCTTGATCTCTCGATTGACCGCACCGACAGAAAGAAGGCTCCCAAGTCCAGAAAATGTATTGCCGCCTACAGTAATTGCAGCAGCCGCGTTACAAAACGTATAAGTTGCAGAAGCCGTCACCAACTTTACAAATTCACCGTGAGTAATACTTGCGCTATTAAGCGCTGTCATAGGGGTACTCATTGCACATTCTCCCTAAAGACAAAGTCAGAATCCCAATCGACGAATGCGCCGTTAGTCATGGGATTTAACGTATATGTCGGACAAACCTCAGCGACTACAGAAAACGTGCAGGCAGACCCTACAGCCGTTAGAGTTCCGGTTGATGGCGTTCCTATGACCGGCCTGTGCAAGGTCACGTTAACAGTCGATCCTGAGCCCCTGAGAACCTGAGCGGTTACCTTGTAAGGGTAGCTTCCAAGCTGAATGAAATCGCCTGCTTTAAACACGATGACCGAGCTTGCAACGGCGGGTAAATTTCCCACCGAAATTGTTGTGGCATTAGCAGCAGGCACACTGGCAAGCGTTAACGCAGCCGCCTGACCGCTAGTAAGCTCACCTTGATAACTGGTAAACCATGAAAGGGTTGTCGAGCTAAACGTAATGGTTGCCGCAGTCTGCCTGTCCAGGTTATCAATCGTTTGAATGACATCACGCACTTGCGGGTAGTACAAGAACGAGTGAGGCTTAACTGTAAACACCCAAGGCACAGCGGTTACATACTGCGCCGTTCTGACCTGACCTGACCGAGAATACTGCTGGCCGACCATCCTGCGGTTGTTGACCGTAATAGACTGAGAAATGTCTAAGATTGTTTGAAAGCTCATGCTCGACCTCTCGGTGAGAGTGATTTCTGAGCGTAGGCATTCGCAGCCCAGACCGCTCGATTACTGCCCATAATTCGTTCCTCAAACGATTTAACGTCAATCGCCTGAATGTTATAAACAACGCCACCGCCTGTCGCCGCAAGCGCGTTGTTAGGGACAATCGTTCCGCTTGATTTGGGTACAAACAGCTCAGGGCCCTTTTCGCCAACAATGTAAGGTTGATTGCTATTGACAGGTCCACCGCTGGCTTTAAACAAATCCATGAACGAGCCGCCAGCAGGCAAAAACGAGTCAATAAACCGATTTAGTGACCTTGTCGCAAACCGTTGAAACAAACTCTTAGCCAAATTCTTAAAGGCTTCGGCGGCTGATTTACCGCGCATAAACGCATCAACGATTTCAGCGCCAAGACTCTTAAACCCGTCACGAAGGTCTTCGAGCAATTCCTTCATCGGATCAATCTGACCCTTCATGTCGGCAAAGTATTTGTTGACAATCTTGAAGTATTGCTCTTCAGTGATAAAGCCCTCTGATAGCAACTGATCGACTCGCTGTAGCTTTTCACCAAGTATTTCTAGCGGTGTCAGCGATGCCTCAATCTCGCGCCTAGCAAGCGCAAGCATCTCGTCATAAGACTGTCCCTTGTTAACAGAGTTTGGCTTATCAAATGGATCAGCATTGGGAAATAACGCGCCGTAGTCAAGATCCTTTGCGGCCTGTTTAATGTCAGCCTGCACTTCGGCCAAAAAGTTTTTTCTAGATTCGTCTGTGCCAAAAATAGCTGTCAAAAACTCAGGCTTTTCTACCTCTTTTGCAGCCTTGGCGGCAATTAATTCATTGGCTTTTTGCAGAGCTTCTGAACCATATTTCGCAGCCTCAAATCGCAACGCAGCATCTTCGCCTTCGCGTAGTTTGCGAATTTGAGCGTCCAGCCCGTCAATGTATGCCTTGGTTCTTTCGGCTTGGCGCTTGGCGTTCTTCTCGGCCTCGCTTTCTTCTTTCTTTTGGGTCTCGCTTTTTGCAGCCTGGGCTTCTTGTATGGTTGTGATTGTTTGCAGAAGCTGCTCTCTAAACTTAGCACCTTCCTTGGTCGCTTCTTTTGTGTTGAGCGCAAGGCTTAAAACAAAGTCGCGCAGCTCTTCAAACGTGCGCTTGCCCTGGTCAAACGCTCTTAACTCTTCAAATAGCTTTTTGGCTTCTTGCTGAGAAACACCAAGATCTTTGGATAGCTTCTCTATAGGAGAATCCATAAAAGGCTTGAAGATTTCGGGGAGCGCCAACTTCCAGATAGGCGCGTATTCATTTGTCAGCGCCTTCGTAAACTCTTTGATTTCGTTAGTAAGCTTTAGCTTTGATATGTCGTAAAGCTGTTGGTACAAAGCCTTTAAAGCTGGAGCGGCGTCGCTGTAATAACTCTCGCCAATATCTTTTAGCGATAACGCAGCTTTATTGTTTGCGGCCACAAATTGAGCAGCCGCACTTGATGCGTCTTTTGTCGCGTCCTCAAGAGTCTTTACATCTTTTGTCAGGCTTGAGAATGCAACAGTAATTAACGGAATGCCAACAGCCGCAAGGCTTCCGAGAACCACCCCTAATGTGCCAAAGCCACTTAAAAGCTGCGGAAGCTGCTGAGTAAAGGCTTGAGCGGCAGACGTTCCGGAAGCAACCTGTACAGAAAAGTCTTGGACCTGATAACCAATATTTCTGAGGTTATATTGGAAGTTCTTTTTTGCATTGGCCGCATCGTTCAATGCAGACGAATAAGACCTTGTTTGCTGGCCGGTAGATTCAAGCGTTTGGCCTAGCTCTTGAGCTTTCTTCTTGGCTTCGTCAGCGCCCTTTTTAAACTCTGCGCTATCAAGGCCCAGGCCGACTTGTAAACCGGCGATCATCTTACCTGCCATTGTTTCCCCCTAAGATGTCAAGAAACTCTTTGCGAAATCCTGGCAGCGAAGTGAATGCTAGAAAATCGCGCTCTTGTCTTGTCATGTTGCTTGGAGGTATGAAATATTCCTCCAAATGCGGGAAAAACTCTTGAGGCTTCTTAGACTGCGGGTTACGAGAGAAAGAAGACCCGATATTCCAGACGATCGCCATCATGTGCGACATCAGCATCAGGTTTTGCCTGCCACCAATTACGCCGTCGCGCCACATCAATTCTAACGCTCTTACGGTCGCTACATCAAGATTATCAAAGACTTCTGGCCGCTGACCATTGAATATCGCAGCAGCTCTAATCTGAAGATATAGCGACCCAGTTAGTTTTTTTTCGTTTCTTCGTAAGAGGGATCGACTGTCTTTTGCACAAGCTCTACGAGATGCTTGATATCAACCTCGGACAGCGTTTCAGATATATCGTCATAGGACAAGGCAAATAAATCTTCGCCTTCCTTAAACCCGACAAGCGAAATCATTGCAATCTCGCGCATCTTTTGTATGGCTTTGTATCGCGCAGTGGTTCTCATGCTTGAGCCCTGCACCATGACATCATCGTCAGTGACTTTTATGCCGTCATCGTTAGGTGTCGCAAACTCCCACAGTGATTGCAAGAGCGCCTGATACTCAGCCTCGACAACCTCGTCTGAAGGCTTACGCATCTTTGCCATCAGTTCCTGCATCTCGTTACGAGTAGGAACATAGACTTCTAAATCGTGGCCGTTAAACTGAATTGTCTTGTACTTTTTTCTCTGGAATCCGCCCAGACGTTCGTGTAGTTTCATCTTTTCGCCCTTTGTTTTGCTGCCCAATTGTTTAAATGAGTGCCTAGATCTTGTCTTAGTATTTCTAACATATTTGGTATGGCAGTCTGAAAACCACGCCTTATAAAAGGTGTGGCCGCTTGGTCTGCCGTCCCATATTCACGAGCTTCGGTTGCAGGCCGGTATTCGCCTTTCTCGTCGTAATACTTAACGCCGACATCAACATAACCAAAAGCAAGCGTATTTTGGTTTAGATACTTTCTCTTCTTGTCTTTGCCGGATGCAACTTTAGCGCCAGCACGAACCGTTGTTCTCATGCGACCAGTATCTACAGGCGCAATTGATTTAATGACATCTCTGGCAGGCATCACTGCCTTCCTAAGAGCCGGAACCAAAGACCTTTTGGCCGCAGTAGAACCAAACTCCTGCTGCATGTCCAGAAGGGTTTTCTCCAGCTCCCTTAGCCCTTTTACCTCAAACTCCATTGGTAACAATCCGCTTGTAAATGAGATCGTTAAGCCTGATGACGTAATTCACAACCTCTTCTGGAGTCATGTCGGGCGCATGAGCCTCTGCTATCTTGTGACAGAGATTGATGTTAATCAAACGCTGTTGAGGATACCCAAACCAGTTCTTAGCTCCGGTTTGGGCTTGAGCAATGAGATAGCTCAGTAAATCATCACTCGCTCTTTGCATGAGCCCTCAGCACAGACAAGCAGACTGCTTCGGCACCGCCGGGGCTGGCCTTCTGTAGGGCGGCATCCACCTCTTCCAAGGTAAAGGGATGCCCTTTTGCCATTGCATGAAGGTCACCCCTAAATTCCGCCATCAGCGCCACTAATTCATCAAGTGTTGTTTGACCAGCCATATTGATTGCCTCGTGGGTGAATCGTGAAAGTAACCTGAGCCTCTGCGCCTGGAGCTGGGTCAATCGTCCACTGACTAACGCGGCCATTGAAGGCGTAATAGACGTAATTGGTTCCGTCCGTCGCAGCAATTACAAATGTACGGTCAATCGTACCGTTGTAAGCATCTGCGCGAAGCAAAAGAAGGTTTGTGTCTGCTGGATTCCAGGCCGCAACAACAGTCATGGAAGTCGGCGCAGACTGAACCGGTATCTTGTCGGACTGGCGCGAGCCAGCAACCGCAAAATTAGCAACCGCATCGTCCTGACCAAAAGCAGGAATCGCTTCAACCGGTACAAGCTGAGCAGAAACCGCAATGGCCGAAACAGAAGCGTAGACGCTAAGGTTGGCTGTAGTTAAAGGAGTGGGATTCGCCCCCGGCTGGCAATATAGAGAGGCTGAAAAGCCGGGTAAAACTTTATTGGGGAGTGCCATTTTTCACCTCATGAAGGAATATCTAACGTGCAATCTAAAACGATTTGATGTAACTTGTTGTCATTATCGTATGTATGAAACAGCCAATCAACATCAACTTTTGCCACAAAAAACAAGCCGCCAAAAGT